TCACACAGCAACCACAATCCAGTCTTTGCCTCGATCATCGTTATAGCGATCAGTCATTTTCTGAGTCTTATGGCCGAGTAATTTTTGAGTGTCCACACCCTGTTCACGATACAGACGTTCCGATAGCGAACGCTGCTCATGAAAGGTAGGTGCTGCACCTTCATCCCATGACAGCCCACAGTGATTCCTGGCCTTTTTGAACGTCGTTGTAATAGAGCTGGCAGAAACCTTATTACCCCGGACGGCCTGAGAGGTTGAGTGACGGAAATGGACCAGATATTTACTCACCACAGCGTCCCGGCATTGAGCGATAACCTCTCTGAGTGAGATATCAATGGCCATACACCTCAAGCTCAGAGGGATGGCAACACGGCACCCGGTTTTTTCCTGGGTAACATGCAGCATGTCGTCCCAGATGTCCGAAAATTGCATATTGGAAATATCCCCAATACGCTGGCCGGTGACTAGGGCCAAAAGCATTGCGCACTGAAGATAGGGCGGATGATCTTCTGCAGCCCTGAATATAGCTTGCCACTCGTCCAGTGAAAGACGCTGACGTACTACCCGGTTGCGTGGTTGTTTGGTGGCCTGCGCTGGGTTGTAGCCGGGCGGAACGTGCCCAGAGTGCTGGGCCTCTTTGAACACATCGATGATCGCCATCCTCACTACCTGAGCCATACGGTTATGGCCTTCGGCTTTAACAGCATCGACTATCTCCGCGACCTCTAACGCCCCAACGTCCTTTAAATACATCATTCCGCAATTCTGACGTAACAATTCGACAGGTTTCTTTTTCTGCTTCACCGAATTTATTTTTATCTCCCCTGACTCAAGACGCTCCTGCTGTATTTCAAGATAACGATCAAGCCAAGTTGTGACGGTGATAAATTCCCGCGACTCCCGCATTTTTGCGATCTTCTCGTTAACGCTGAGTATTTGCCGGGTCCGCTGTTCTGCAATAATGGCATTGGCTTCATTAGCAACCTGCTTCGCTTCATCAGCATTAGTTCCCAGGCTGTGAAATTTGCCAGTGATAGGGTGCTTATATTGCCAATACACACGACCAGTGCGTTTATCCAGCTTTGAATAGAGGTTGGGGATTGTAATGTTATGGGTGCGCGGTCTTGCAGCCATCCTCGATAATCCTTCTCAATTTTGGGTTTGCTGTAGGTGCTAATTTTGGTGCGGCGAGAATTCCGGTAAACCGCGCCTCACGATCAATCATCCATTTCCGGCCAACCTTTACCGCTGGTGGAGCCATCATTTTGCCTTTCGCATACGCCTTCAAAGTGCGCACACTTGGAGCCTCTTCTCCAAATTCATCTTTAGCCCAATCCTCAAGGCTAACCATTCTGGACATAATCAAACCTCATTACCGGACATCATTATTCCGCCATACCGATTAGCGCAGGGCCATTACTGCTTCCATCAACCCCATGAAACACCTTTGCGTGCTTACCTTCTTGGTAGCCGAGATATTTAGCATGAGAGGGGCAGTCATCGTCTTTACTGTTACGGGTCTTGGCTTTACCCATGCCCTCATCTCTCAGTTTCTCCGCGTAGGCACTCATTTTGGCCTCCTGCTCTTCATCGATGACCAGCTCTTTCACTGCGTGATAGGCACCAGAGGCCCAGCCCTCACAAAATTGGTCAGCCAGTGCCGCCTTTCGCTTCGAGGCAAGCCAACTTTCGCAGTGCTCGTTGATGAACTTTTTTCGCGCCTGCTTAATCTGGCGTGTCAGAACGTCGAAAATGTACGCAGCTGCAACATCACGGTTGCCAGCCGCGCTGGTGGCGTCTGTAGGCTCATTTGGTGCAGCAGCAATCATCGGCGGGGCGGCATTGGTTGGCGCGTTTGCGTTGTCACAAACATTATCAGGCAAACGCAAAAACGGCGGGCCGGTGTCAGCGGGCTCTATGTATCAGGTAGGTGAAGGCGGCATGCCTGAAATCTATCAGGCCAGCAGTGGCAAGCAGTTCATGATCCCCGGCGATAACGGCAAGGTGATCAGCAATAAAGACCTGAACTCTGGCAGCAGCGGGCAAATTCAGGTCTCCATTGAGTTCAATGATTACACCTCTGGCTCACACACCTATGATGCGCAGGCCACACAGAGCGGCAACACGCTGACCGTTCAGGCGTTCATTATGGATATGGATCAGGGTGGGCCAATGAGTGCCTCAATTACCAGCAATCTGCAGACGCAGAGGAGGGCGAGGGAATAACCATCACAGACTCATCAACTACCCACCTGCACCAATGAGATTGTTTAACAGACCCGCTACGGCGGGTTTTTTGTTTGCTGAGGAATGATATGGCAATTGATTATCCCGAGTGGCTCCCACTGGCTCAGAAATCCAATAAAAACCCCACCAGCGATACAGGATTTCGCACGGACCAGCCACAGGTTGGCGCGCCCATTTTCCAGAAATTAACAGACGATCTGAAAACGTCGTTCAACCTGACATGGGTATTCACCGCTGCCCAGCACAGGGCGTTCACTCAGTGGTTACGCAGCCCTCATTATCTGGATAACTGTAATCAGTGGTTCAACATGCGCGTTTCGACCGGTACGGGGGATACGGGTACTGAGGTTCAGGAGCTGCATTTCACAGCATTTCCGACATGGAACCAGAAAGGATCAACTTTTACCTGGACCGGAAACGTTGTTGCCAGAGAGCTGAAAAACTCTGATGACGAGTTCGATGACTATCTGATCGAGTTTCCGCCGCCATGGGCGAGCTGGCTGGACATTATCGTTACTGGCTATCCCGATGGCCGGGATAAAGAGTCACTACCAAAGGTGGAATAATGCCGACTTTCCGCGAATACAAAAGCCGTCGTCCCAACAGGATTCTTTACGACACCATAACTTTTTATAACCCGGCGTTTGGCTACATCCGGCTGGTGGATAAGCAGATATTCCCCAAAACTTTTGCAGGTGTGGTTTATACGCCCTGCAGGATGGAGATTACTGAGAGCCAGCAAAGCAGCACACCGGTAATCAACAGCACGCTCAAATTCGCTCGCATGGCTCAGGATTTTAAGCAGCAGCTGAAATTATGGAGGGGTGCTGGCCGGATCACACCCATCTCAGCAACCTACATGCGTTTTGATGCCTCCGACATGAACACGCCGCTCAAACCCTGGACGCTATACGTGAGCGACGTGAGCATGGACGCCTCAGACGTTACTGTCAGCCTGACGCTAAAAAACCCACTGAATAACAACATCTCCCAGCTCTATACCCCAGAGGAATTCCCAGGACTACAGAATGCATAAATCAGAATTCATTGAGAGGGTCACAGGTTTGCCGTGGGCAGATCGCGCCTGCACATTTGAGGCTATGGACTGCTGGGGGCTGGTAGTTCTGTACTACCGGCATGTGCTGGGTATCGAGATTCATCACACTGAGGATTATGAATCAGGGCGGGACTTTATGACCTGTTTTGAGGAGGAGGTGATTTTCTGGGATGACGCGGAGATTTTCCGGGATGGCGGCATATTCATTGCCTACTACGGCGCTCAGCCCGTTCATGTTGGCCTGATGGTTGACGGCATGGCTCTGCATAGCCGGGGCGAGTGCGGGCATGTCAGAGCCGATAGCATCCGCACGATTAAGAAACTTTTTACCAGAGTGGAGTTTAAGACGTATGCCGGTCATTCAGATTCAGCGCGTACCGGGGCTGCCTAAAGAGCGGATTGATGTAGACGCCGGGAAGGTTTTCAGTGAGTGGCTGGAACAGCAGCAGCTTCACCGGGACGTGCGGATAAACCGTAATGGGGTTGAGCTTGGTGACGATGATGAGATTGGTTTTGCACTGGAGGATAACGACCAGATCATCATTTTTGACCAGCCTCGTTCAGGTGGTCTCGCCAAAACACTTTTAAACCCCTTCGAACACTTCAACCCTATCAAATTTACTAAAAAGGTGTTGGCTAGTCTGATAAAAATGCCAGGTGTTGGCAGTGCTGGTCAGACGAAAACCTCATCCAATAACAGCCTCAAAGGGCAGACCAACCTCGCACGCAACGGCGAAGCCAAGCCCGACAATTTTGGGCTTATCCGGGCATTTCCAGACCTCATTCAGGAGTCTCTGTTTGAGTACTCAGACAACCTGAAATATCTGACTGAGTTTATGAATTTTGGCCTGGGCCGGTATACGGTCAGCTCCGTGCGTTTCTCTGAATCGAATCTGGGCTCGATGGCCGGGGCGTCATTTACCATCTACAACCCCGGCGACATCATCGGTACTATCCAGGAGGGCTATCAGTTTGATGATGTGGATGGTCAGGATGTGCCGGGTAAAAACGAATCTGACGATTTTCCGATTGAGTCTGCATCAGCCACCAGCGTCATCAGTGGTAACTATGCTGGTGGACAGATTCTGATGAAAATCGCCAAAGAGGCGACTTTTGATTATTTCATGGGGCTGGCTCTGCCCCATGCCGTGGAGTTTACGATCAACGCGACGTATCCCACAGCCAGGGGGAACGTAACGCAGGATTTTACTCTCTCCGGAAACCTGATATCTGCAGACGAGACGAGCGAGGGGCCAGAGACGGAGCCGGTTTATTATTACAACTTCGTGATAAATGAGATTGAGGGCTCTAATGTTTCATACATTTCAACGGCCACTATCAACACCTCCAAATTTGTTCTCAATGATAATCAGGCGCTGGTGATAGGACCGTTTTTCTCGCCGGTTGAATCATCGCAATTGTGGATTCATACACAGTCCGCACTGGGTGGCAAATCAGAGACCAACTGGCGGCTAACGATCTGGAAGGTGGATGCAAACAATGCTCAGATTCCTGGCACATCTGAGACGTTCACCTACCGGCAGACAACACCGCACCAGTCATCCTCAGAGACGTTTTACCGCACCGACAAAATCACCCCTATAGGTGGGCATGGACGCTACTCGGTGAGTTTTCAGAGGACTGATCACAGCGGTGACAAGAGCCGACTGAAAGTGGAGGCGATCCACGGTGTCAATATCCGTAATAATGTGAGTTACCCGAACGACACGCTGGTCAGGGTCACTGTGCGGCAGACAAAAAATGCCACCAGTGCCCGCGACCGGAAATATAACGCCCTGATTAATCGCCATGTGATCAGCTACAACATGACTACGCAGTCTGTTGATTACCGACTACGCGCATCACGTAAATTCTCTGATATCGCACTGCATAACTGGCTGGTGGTCGGCGGGCAGGCTGAGAACTCTATTGATATCCATGGCCTGTATCTCATTCAGGCTGAGCTGGATGCCATTGATCCGCGCCTGTCATATTTTGACTATACGTTTGACGATGAGGATGTTTCCCTCGGTCAGAGGATGGAGACAATTTGTGATGCTGCCGGGGTCACTGTGTTCTGGGATGACGGGATATTGTCGTTCACCCTGGACAAGAAGCGGACAGAGCCAGCAACCGTGTTTAACCGTTCCAATACCACGGACGCGGGCTATTCGCTGAGTTATGAAATGACGCTGCCGGGTGGGTATGACGGCGTTGAGGTGCAGTACCGCAACCCAACTACCAACAAACAGGCGTTCATCCGCTATCGTGTGCGAAATGACCAGATTGAGCTTGGAGCATCAGCCAAGGCGAAAAAATTCGAGATGATGTATGTCCGCGATGATTTTCAGGCCGACTACCGCGCACAGAAAGAGTGTCGCCGCCTTATCTACTCGCGTATGAGCATGGGCATAACGGCGCTGGCGGATGGCGAGTGGTGCAACGTAGGGGATATGGTGCAGGTGCCAGATACCTACGACACAAACCATCAGGCGGGCTATATCGTGAATCGCTCGGGCAATGACTTCGAAACGAATGAGCGGATCACATTCACTGGGTCAATGTTCGTCATGATTACCGACAGCATGGGAAACACAACCGCCCGTTATCCGGCCATACCGCGCAGCGATACTGATTATGGGTTTACTGCTGCCATCCCTGCTATCGACCTGAATATTTATGACGGGTATCAGGTGCAATCCCCATCGAGATATGTGATTGCCACGACTGAGGAGCTCGACGCCACGCGCTGGATAATTACTGAAAAACAGCCCGGCAGCGATGGGACGACAGCGCTTACCCTTACAGAGTACAGCGACCTGATTTACCCCTGATTAACGCATCCCATCACCAAGCCAGCCTCGTGCTGGCTTTTTTTATGGAAAAAATATGGCTACCCAACCAACCAACAATCCAGTACCCAGCGAATCGCCACGTGACCTTAAATTCAACGCCGGTAAAATCGATGAGTTCGTCACGTCACCCTCGGGGGAATATACAGACCGTCTTGGTGGCAAGCATAAAACCGTAAGCGGAATGGAGGCGGATTTTGAGAACCAGCTCAGCAGCCAATCTGACCGGTTTAATACCCAGCTCACCGGGCAGGAAAAACAGTTCACCGACCAGATCATCAGCCAATCCGATCAGTTTAATTATTTCATTCAAAACTCGGGCTATGAGGTGGTCGGCGACTATGAAAATGGTCCGCTCACAATCAATTCGTACAACCAGATTATTCGTTATCAGGGGGAGTTCTATAAACTCACTGGCGCAACAGAAGTCCCCTGGACGACTACCGGCAATGATATCACCAGCTGGGCCATTGACTCTGCCCAGCTGGTGGGTGTTGCCGATGCTGCGCTGCGTCAGGAACTGGCCGGTAATGATGGGCTGAAACAAATAGGTCAGTGTCCTGACATCATAACGCTGCGCTCAACAGAGCCTGAAATGGATGGGCAGCGAATCGTTGTTCGTGAATACACCATCGGCACGGGTCACGGCGGTGGCACGTTTGTCTATTGGAAGAAAGACACCACATCAGCAGACGATGGTGGCTACATTATCGTGACCAAGGGGGGTAAGCGCTGGAAGCGCGATTGTGACCCCAAAGATCTGCATATCGAGCATTTTGGTGCAATACCGGATGGGAGAACAGATTGCATTAAAGCCATCAAAATGATGGACTCATGGAGCCAATCGCAGACCGATAACTGCAGCCTTATTGGTGTCCAGTTCCCTGGCGGCGATTTCGCTGTGTCATCATGGGACACTAGCGACACATACCGCAGCCTGTTCAGGCTGGCCGGGGCTGGGGGTCAGTTTTATGGATACAATAACCCGACAAAGCTGATTCTTATCGGTGACGCAGGCTCGGTTGCATTTTCAGTGCAGTCCCGCCGCGTGGAAATCATTAACCTCGAAATTTATGCCCAATATAATATTGACGGCAAGGCCAGGCATTTTTTCAAAAATATCTGTCCTGCAGGGCAGTATATTCGCGTCTCAAATTTTAGAGCATCCTATGTTGGAGGGCGGACATTTCAGTTAATGGACACGCTGGATGCGAAATTTGACCAGTTTTATACGAGCTACACATATGACAATATTTTCAGGGTCCTGGCCTCTGGAACAACGTCGGGCGGCTGGAATCACTCAACAGCGGTGGAGCTAACAAACTTCAACATCCAGCATCATCTGTGTGAGCAAAGCCAGCAGGGGGCATTATTCATACCTAACTGCGGTCAGTCTCTGATATGGAATGGCTGGATTGAACATTGCACATATCCGGGCAATCTCACCCTGGGGCAATGGAATATTCATTCGCTCTCGATGGAGACTAACACCAACCCACTTTATATGTCACAGAGTCGCTTCATGAATTACCTGTTCAGTAATCCTAGTGGAAAGGGGATTGATGTAGACACACAAATGACAGTCGCCTACGACACTGGGGAATATACTTCCCGCTCAGTATCCACCTATGAAAAGGGCTATGGAGAATGGAATACTCACGGCCTATATTTAAACTCTCCGATTCGTTACGACTTCAACGCAACGCAGAAATATGTTTCTAATATAACCGCTGCACCCATTTGGGTATATGTGGGACATTTTTTTCTGCCTACGTTGGCGCAAACGATGAATCTCAGAGTCATCGGCAGGGCAGGTTATAGCTCAGCGTCAACGCACGCAGGGATAGATGGCAGTGCGATCATTTCAATTCAGAACAGGAGTACGGCAAGCTCAACCGTATCATGGCATGCGCCCCGCAACGGGGGCATCCTTGATGTCGTCTACACACAGCCCTATGAGCGTGACACTCACATTTACGTGAAAATTCCGGCCTATTCTCGTGTTGGTTTCTTTGCAGAAACAAATGGCCTTTTGAGAAAGGATACTGGCACGCCCACTTACATACAGTGGGATATGTCAACAGTAGCGGATATCTCCACACTGACTACACAGGATGCTGTATCAACATGCAGTCTGGGTACTACAAGCGCTGGCCTAATCGCTGATGGCGAAAACAATCTGCTCTATCTCTATTCAGCTGCTGATACGGTCGGCGAGCTTGATGTGCTCAAGCTGGGCGTAAATGACAAGATAAAGAGCTTACCTTTAATGTCAGGAGGTGCATGGAAACTTCCTGTCTATTACTTCGAAGATCTTCCTGCGGCGGGCAATAACTGGTGGTCGATTTGTATATGCAGAGCGTTTATCTGCGCAGATAACGTCGTTTATAAAACACAGGTCGTACACAGTGACGGAACTTACTGGCGACCACAGCAAAATCCATCAACTTATATCATAGGGTCTGCATAAATGAGTATTACCGTACAACAGCAGGTACAGACGACCACGAGTTATGACAATTTTGGCGTGAGCGTTGAAGGACTGCTGGCCACTACAGATGTGACTTACACAATCGAAAGAATTGATAATTTTGACGGTAATTTAGCTACCGGCGTTTTTAGGGTTCAAATAGGTGAAACTTACTCAACCGAAAGATTTCGCTTCATGTTTAAGTACAGTGGGCAGGGCAACCCGTTGGAACAGGCTGAAAGCGCGCTTCAGGCATGGTTTGATTCACAGGCAAAGAACGCGGTAGTTGATTAATAGCGTATCTGGTACTGAATAAGGTGGGTGGTGGGATAGCAATGCCTGCAAGATGGTTGTTTAAATTCAATAAATTCATATGCTTACAGCAATCGATCTGTATAACCGATCAATATTTGAAAATTGATCGGTACAACCAGTTAGGGCCGACGTAAAACTGGGTATATTTTGTTCATGGTTAGAGGGAGCCTAATAGATGAATAGGAGAACAACGTGGACGTCAATATTATTTGGATGTGTGATAGCGTGGATAATAATAATATTTTTCGTATTAAATATTTATAAAAAATATTGCTTTTACTTTTGAAATGCCAACACCAGCCCGGCTAATGCCGGGTTTTTTGTGTTTAAAATAGTTTTTATGGAATGCGTCTCGCATACTTGAGCCACTGTCCTGTATTTTCAGGCCGACGGATTTAAAATGACGCCTCTCACAAATTAGGAGGCACAATGGAACAGGAATTCGAGGCGCAGGCCTATGACGCAGTATGCAGGGCAATGGGTGAGGCTGTCTGGCAACTGGTTACTGGTGGTGAGCCAGTGAGACCGGATAACATTGCCAGCAGAATTCTGGCTCTTTCAGAGCGTCGTGATGATCTGGCGGCCAGCATTGCATTGTCGGTGCTTTTACAGGCCTAAAAAGGCGATGGCTCAGGAAATACAAATCCAATCTTGAAAGCAATCAGTGTCCGCTTTGTGCCAGGAGCGGACATTACAAAAAACACAACCGAAGCATATGTGCGATTCGCCATAAGGGATGTAGGCTGGGGCCTGCCAATCCCTAACATTGAAAATGTTTTAGTCTTTTCAACCCTTGGTTTTTTTGCTAAGCACCCAAAACCCTCCTAAATTAAATTAAAATAAATAATTAATCAAGAATCCTTAATATTATAAAAAGATTCATTGATTTCTTTTTGTATTTCTCTGATTTTTTCAATCAATTCATCAAACGAGAGTGGTAAATTTCCGCCAGGAAACATATCAGCCATATTTAGCCAATCACTTCTGTAGTATTCACGTGTTTTTTCATCAACTGGTACAAGAATAATTGGACCAGTCTCGGCAGAGATACATGACTCTTCATGCGTTTTATAATGGACATCTGAAAAATCAACACCATCAAGAAACATGGTTTTATTTTTGCACCAATCCGGATTAGAGGCATATAACATGGCTATGTCATAAAGGTGCCTTGCATATTTTGGTCTACCTCTATTTTGGGTCAGATTAACATGTACACCAAATATTTTCTCGAGCATAGTTCTCTGAGGTGACAATGCAACCACACTTATCTCGACGCCGTCATCCTTCAAATCTTCAATGCACTCACCAAGCATGTGCTGGACACTTCTTATTTCAGTAGGATCATTTAAAGAAAGACCACCTGTCTCCAACAGCACTCTGGGTTGTACGGCTCCGCCATAGTCACTATCAGTCAGGGATTTTGGATAATAAATTGATATATCGAGAGGTTTTTCATCCGAAATTTCAACACTTACCCTGTCATCCATCGCTTTCAAAATGGATGTTAAATTTGGATAAAGTTTATCTCTCACGAATTCTTTAGCTATATCATCTATAGCTTCCGCTTTTTGTTTACGGATTTTTCTACTGATGCTTTTATCCTTTGTCACCCTTTCACAGCCTAACAAATCGAGAGCAATTGAAAGATCGATATCTTCTGACATCCGATTTATTAAATTATAGCATTTGGATAGCGAAGTTCCTCCCTTGAATATGAATGGCTCCCTAGAGCTCTCATTTAAATTCGGGGCTATTTGCTTATATATAACTAACAATGTCTGAGTGACCCAGAAATCTTTTTCAATGATGTAAGCCGGGTAACCAAGCGGATGATTTTCCTCTGCGGCTTTAAAAACATCCCCCCATTCCTCGGGGGGGATATTAAATAACTTAGTCAATTGGATAAACCCTATACGAGATATTCATTAACCCATTTCATAGAGACAGGAAGGGATTTAAAGAATGATTCTTGAGTCTGAGGTGTCAAAATTTCATTAAACCTCTTTGAAAGATCATCCTTATAGAACGTTACATCATTATTATTAATGTGATTTAACGCACTCCAGAACAGCAACGCTTTGGCGCGTTGTTCCGCATCTTTGACATTCAATCTCTCCACAAAATATTGGAGTGACTCTTTATACTCAAACTTAACGTTTTTAACGTTATACTTTGCACGAAGGCGTGCTGAACTTAAAAAGCTGCGCACCATAGGTAGTTGCGTATCTAGTCCCAATGCATTAACTGCCGCGACGCCCGCAGGAACGATAGTTGCTTTCTTTGACTTCGTGACAGCAGCAATAAGCTCTCGAGGCTCAATGGGCAAGCTACCGAAACGGCTCATCTTAGGACGATAATAGACCCCTTGAGAAACGCGGATGATCTTTTTCTCATTAACCATTCGGCTTAAAGCTTTTAATGCAGCAGATCTCTGTTCTTCAGAGATGCCCTTGCGTTCCATTATTTGCTCATGCGTAAACACACGCCCGGGCAGTTGATGATTGATGTAGGAGATGACAGAAGAACTTACGTCTGCATTAGCATGTGATTTATGAATTAATTTAGGCATATTCGACACCTCACAATGCGAAGTCATGGCTCATAATTTTGCATCCTTTTGTCCATTTGTGCCAGCTATTTTATCCCCGTAATTACGTCCCTACCGATGATACGGAGTACTTCATGTTGACGCCAAACAGGCATCATGCTCCTCCCTAAGGAAAGCTTATCAAACGTTTAATTACCCGGCCTTCAACGGGGTGACCTGCTCCCCGGTGATAAACACATTACGTTTTACTAATGTCTGCTCTTCGCACATAGCGGACATTGGTCTGCACATCTGAGCACTGCCGCCTGTAGCGTCTTATAATCATATCAGGAGTTGAAAAACGCTGGTCAGAATGGAGCATTGCAATGGCCTTTCAGAGCCCCGCCCAGAACTACACTGAAACGCGCCTGAACTTGGGCGATCTGGTCTATCTTTCACCTTACTCAACCTATCTGATGCGTAGCGAAAGCGACTATCCCAGTGCTGGGATTATCAAAGGGTCCGTGTTGGCAATCGATCGGGCGCTGACACCAGCGCACGGTCAGCTTATCGTTGCTGAGTTTGACGGGGAACTTACGCTGAGGCGGCTGCTACTCAATCCTGTTCCCGCCCTGCAGGCGCTGGACGCGGACGAGACGGTAACGTTACTTGATGTGAGCCAGACGCTTCCCGTGTGGGGTGTAGTCGCCTATGCCCTAACCGATATAGCTGGAGTGGGATTCAATGGACCGGCAGGGGAGTAG